AAAGGTTTAATGCAATTGTGGGGGATGCTTAAAGGTTGGGAGTACCAAAGTTGCGAAGATCCAACATGGCAAGATGATGCAGTCTTTCAAATGAAGTATCAAATCCAGTACGCAATATTAAACTTATTAGAAGATAAGTTTTGCGGTGAAGATAATGTTTGGACTAGTTGGGTTGATCCAAAACTAGATAATCACGTTATCAACATTTCCGATATGTTTGTTACACATTAATGTATAGTAACCATAGAGCAACTACAACCATCCGCAAGGGTGGTTTTTTTATTGGTAAATTTATAAATATACTTGCAATATTATATATATGCAGTTACACTAGGTTTGCTCAGTTTATTTTATCTAACAATGGCAGACACTAAGTCTTTTAAAGACAATCTAGTATGGCGAACTGATCAAAGAATCATAGGCCAAAAACAATTACTAGAAGAACACACTAATGCAATAGCTCAAATTGAAAAAACTATTGCAGAACTTAAAGAACTAAAAAAGGTTTTACAGGGGGTGAACCAATGAAAAAATTTTTAGTTGTAAATCACATTACTACAGAAAAATTAGTTGAAGCTGACACTAGAGAAGAAGCTATAGAAGTAGCTCTTACAATGTCACCTGATACTTTAAGCGAAAGAACAGTAGTCAAAAAGGGGGTGCAAAATGATTGAATTATTCGTAATCGTTGGCGGTGCATACTCACTTTATATAACGGGTATGGCTGTTGCTACATATTTAGATTACAGGAGGCTCAATAGATGACAATAATGATCTCTAAACAACATCTAGCAATAGGAACTATTAATACAGTTATTTCTAACTGGGAAGAAACATACCCTATGCTTTGCGAACATCCTAATTTAAAAAAGGATTTAATTTACATAAGAGATTTACTTCAAGATAAATACTTAAGAAAATTAAAAATCGCTGAGTGTCACATTTATCACATTCTCGAAGGAGTAGCGTATGAAGCTGATTTAGCACATGATCTAGAAAAGATTCAAAAAGCTATTGGAGAAATTGGCAAGGACTTAGTACACCAAGCCGCCATAACAAGTGCAACTTTATTGGATTCATTCAATAATGAAGAACTTGAAGAAAGAGATCTTGAAATTATGCAAGATTGTGTAACTAGATTAGAAAATTTTATTGACCCTTATTTTTCAAAGGAGGAAACAAATGTCTGAAGTACTAAAAGCACTTAGAGAAACTAGAGAAACTCTTAATCGTTTACTAGTTCAATATCCTATTGGCATTTCTGCCAGAAGATTTGAACTTAATAAAGATTTAAAATATATTCATGAACAAATCACGTTTATAGAAAAATTTTTAGATCCTTTTACTGTTGCAGAACTACAAGAAATGGACAATGAATAAAAAAATCTTTGCATACAAATCAGATTTACATGGTAGGTGGTTCTGGTTGTCTGATGGGTTCGATCTTAGGTCGCATCCATTTATAGAGAAGAAACTATTTACTGATGTTTATATGCCTATAGCAGAGACTACAGGCGATTATGTTAGTGATTGGTCATGCTTTGATGATCTGGATCTAGAGCAACATCAAGAGCTAATAAAGATACAAAAAACTTTATTTTGTTTTGAACAAATGCAGAAGCAATTAGACAATGCAGAATTAAGACACATTCACTTAATTCAAATGGAGGAATAAATGCTTAAATGTCCTTATTGTGAAAGTACTGATAACGTTTGTGTCAGTACTATTAATAGAGCCAACATCAACGGTAAACAACGTCAAGTTAATTACGTTTGGCGTAGGCGTAAATGTTCTAATTGTGGTCAAAAATTTACTACACATGAAAAGACAGAACAAGAATGGACTAAGGAAAAATATTTAAATTTATTAGAAAAACTTTAATTTATTATTACTATGCTCAGTCACAAATCTAGAGGTACGAAAGTGCCTACTCTTTCTCAGGCTACCCATACCTATTACAAGCGAAGGCTCAACGGTCTAACTAGTGCAGATAATTATCTAAAAACAATGAAGATAATTATTAAAATTTTAGGTGATAAACCAGTTAATAAAATTGGCGTTACTGACGTTAATAAACTGATTGATCATTTAGTACAGAAAAAGAAAAAGAACAGCACTATAAACTCATACAAGGGTAGATTAGAAACTACTCTTAGAGAGATGGTACAAGCTGGTCATATAGATCCATTAACAGCAACAAAAAATTTAAGAGAAGGTGATAAAGATATACATATATTAAATTCTGATATGGAAGATAAATTAATACATAAATTTAAAGAATTAGATTTTTTATTACACAAACAAATTACATTACTAGGTTTAGAAACTGGTTTAAGATGGTGCGAAATGTTCCAAATTAGAAAAAGAAATATTGATTTAAATTATGGTCAAATTACTATTGAATCAAGAAAAAATTTCACACAATTGACAATACCTTTAACAGAAAAAGCAGCACAATTAACATACGATCATTTAGGTTTTTGTGACGATAACGATAGGGTTTTTCCTTTTAATAATAAATGGAAATATGCAGGGTGGAATATTGCTAGGCGTGATCTAGGTTATGAAAAAACAGAATGGTATGTACCACATATAACAAGACATACAGCGTGTACTCGTATGTTGCAGAAGGGTGTACCGCTTCCAGTAGTGTCTAATTGGTTAGGTCATAAAAGCATAGCAGTTACTATGAGGTACGCCCATTTTGTACCGTCAATAATGAATCAATATAAGGAGTTACTTAATAAATGAACCGCAAAGAAAAAATACAAAAAGCGAAACAACGCATTAAAGAATTAGAAACCTTAATAAAACATTGGGAGCAACCTAAAAAATGAATCTAAATGATTTACAAAAACAACTAGAAAATGATGTAAAACAATCAGCAATTATATCAAGAAATAATAAAAATAATAAAAATATACAAAATAAAAATGAATCAGAAAATGATTATGCTAGAGCCATCATGGTTACTAGTATTAAATATTTTACTGAAGCATTAAAAAAATTTCGTGATGAATCTAATAAAGGTCAAGCAGGGGTAAAAGCAACAAGTTCTAAAGTTTTAAATTTATTTGATGATTTAGATTTAGTTAGCTTTATTGTTTTTAAGGTAATACTAGATCGTGCAAGTCATATCAGTACAGTTACTTCTGTTGCAATGGCAATAGGGCAAAGGTTAGATGACGAGTTGAGATATATATATTACGAACAGGAAGATAAAAAATATTTCAAAAATATGATTAAACATATGAATGATACACAACATAGTAGATACCGTAGATCTTTATTAGTTTATTCATTTAATAAAAAGGGATATAGATATTTAGGTTTGACTAAAGAAGAACGTCTTAGGTTGGGTTTTAAAATGATAGACATAATGACTATGCAGATTGGCCTTACAAAAATATCCAGAGGTAAAGGTAGTAAATATTTACAGTTAACTGACAAAATGATTGAGTGGATTGATAGACAAAAATACAATAAGTTTGTAGCTCTACCTACATATCTACCTTGTGTAGTAAAACCAAAGCGTTGGACTGATCCATACAACGGTGGTTTTCATTATAATTTTAAAAATTTAAAGATATTAAAAACAGATAATGACTATCAATTACTTAGATTAAAAGAAGAAAATCCAACACATTTTTATAATGCAATAAATGGATTACAAGAGACAGGATTTAAGGTTAATAAAAAAGTACTAAAGGTTGCATTAAAACTATTTGAAATGAACGTTGAGGTAGGTTGTATGGCGAGTGCAGAGCAAAGACCATTACCACCTAAACCTTATGATATTGCCACTAATGAAATAGCTAGAAAAAGATGGAGACAGGAAGCAAAAATTGTACATGAATATAATCAACACACATTGTCTAAAAGATTACAAACACTTTTGATTTTAAATACAGCAGAAAAATTTAAAGACAATGTTTTTTATCACGTTATGCAAGCAGATTTTAGAGGTAGGATTTATTCAGTAACAGCACACTTTAATCCGCAAGGAAACGATCTAGCTAGAGCATTACATTTGTTTGAAAAACCTAGCAAGATAGAATCATATAAAGAATTAGAATATCTTAAACTTCATGGTGCAAATTTACAGGGTATTACTGGTACATTTTATAATCGTGTAAATCTTGCTGATACTTATTTTAAAGCTAATAAAGAAACAACTTACGAAATGTCATTTAATGGCGAACATAGATATACAGTAACGCCTGAGATACAGGGTAAAAATCTTTTTGAACTGGTTGATAAAGATCCATTAGAACATATAGATTTATGGGCGAATGAACCAAAACCTTTTCAGTTTTTAGCTTACTGTTTTGAACGTGCAGCATATCAAAGACACATAATAAAATTTAGTGAGGCTAAATATAAATCACATTTACCAATTTATTTAGATGGTACTAATAATGCTTATCAACATATAGCCTGTCTTTGCAAAGATCATAAATTAGCAAAGGCTGTAAATTTAGCACCACAAACACTTAGACCAGAGGATTTATATACAAAAGTATTAGACCAACTTATGTCTAATTTAACTAGTTATTTTTTACATAAAAATGAATTAATAACTGATTGGCTGAATGAAAAAATTGACAGAAAATTTATAAAAAAACCTGTATTAATGATTCCATACGGTGGTTCTGATTTTGGAATAATAAAATACATAGAGCAATACAAGTGGCGAGAACCAAAGACACAAGAGCATTGCAAAATTTTATGTAAATACATACGCATATCATTACTACAGGTTGCACCAAGTATTGATCATGTAATTACTTATCTAAAATCTGCACTTGGATTAGGTCTTACTGATGGATGGATAACGCCAAGTGGTTTTTATGTACAACAAAAATATTTAAAAAATAAAAGCAAACAAGTAAAAACTAAATTAGGTAACAGTAGTATTAGATTATCAGTTTGTGAATATACGGATAAACCTGATACAAAAAAATCTAATAATTCTATATGTGCAAACTTTGTACAAAGCTATGATGCAGCTAATGTACATCTTGCAATATCAAAAGCTTTAGATAAAAAAATAAAACAATTCATTACTGTACATGATAGTTATGCTACTACTTGTGGACAGATAGAAGATTTTATAGAAGTAGTTAAAGAAGCTTTTGTGGAGTTGTATATTAATAACGATTGTCCACTATATAAGAACCTACCACCAACAGGTAATTTTGATGTCAAGGAAGTTTTGAAAGCGATATATATCTTTAGCTAGGTTGGACAGATTTTTAAATTTAGGTATTATTAATGAACCTCTATATGAGGTAATAAAAAAAACTTATTAATGGACTAAACCAAATGGCTGATTTTAAATTTGAAAAGAATCTAACTACTTGCAGGGGTTACTTAAAATACTGTTGGCTAGTAAAACCTGATGACAAATACAACAACTACCAAGCAACATTAGTTGTTAAACCTGACATGGAACATACCTTATCAGAAAAAGAATGTAGAGAAAGAGGTGTTGCAAGCGGTACAAAAGTAAATTCAGTTGAGTATATGTGTGACCTATTACTCAATATAAAACAAGAATTTCAAGACGCATTAATAGAAGCATACCCACAAAGAAAAGGACAATTTAGATGGCAGCCAAGTGTTAAAACAGGTAAACCAGTTGAGTATTGGCGTATTGAAGAGGATGGTAGTTTAAGCATCAGATTTAAAAAAGTTGCTAGTGGTGTTAGAAAAAAAGATGGTGAAAAATTTACATCAACACCACCCAAATTTTTTAAACAAGAAAATGGTTTAATGGTTCTTTGTACTGATGAAGAAAAACAGAAATACGATAAGATTTCTCCTGAGAGTATTGGTGAAATTAATATGCGTATAGTTGGATATGACTACGATTACATAGGTTTTAAATTAGAACCTAGTGCAATATGCGTTAGACACTTTGTACCTTATGTCGGAGGTATGCAAACAGCAGAGGAGTTTGGTTTTGAACCAGAGAAAGAAGCAGCAACACCAAGCAGTTGGGAAGAACCGCAAGAAACTAAAGTTGGATCAGCAACAGGAGGAGACTTCTAATAAATACAAAAGTCATTTTGAAAAAGAATTTGCTAAAGATTTAAAACAAAAGAAAATTGTATTTACCTATGAAACAATCAGCATTAACTATGAAATTACTTGCTGCTACAAGCCTGACTTTATTCTCAACAATTTCATTGTTGAAACGAAAGGCTACTTCTCGAAAGAAGATAGACGAAAACATCTTGCGATTAAGAAGAAACGACCCGACTTAGATATAAGGTTCTGCTTTCAAAATAGTAGAACCAAACTATCTAAAGCCAAGAAGTCCATCTCGTATGCTGATTGGTGTACGAGACATGGGTTTCAATATTGTGACAAATTTATTCCAAAAGATTGGTATGACTAAATTCTATCCACAAAAAAATAATAAACCAGAGCAGGGTGATGTATGTTTTGATGAAGATAAAAATTGTTGGGTAATATATAACGGTGAAGAATGGATTGAAGTAATAAAGAAAGAATATTTTGGTGGTGATATTTGGTGACGCAAAGTAAATACATAAAAAAAACTGCGTGTCCACAATGCGGAAGCAAAGATAATCTTGCGTGGTTTGATGATGGTCACGCTTATTGTTTTTCAGTTGATTGCGATTATAAATTTTATCCAAAAAAAGAAAAATCTACACCACTAAAACTAGTACCAGAAACACCATTTAAATCAGAACCTGTGAAATTATTAAAAGTAACTTATCAAGATTTACCTAAACGTGGAATCACTAAAGAAACTTGTGAACTATATGGTTATGGGATAGGTGTATTCAATGGTCAATTTTGTCAGGTAGCTACATACAAAGATCAATACGGTAAAGATGTTGCACAACATTTAAAATTTGAGGGAAAAAAATTTAGATGGATTGGAGATATGTCAAAGGTACAATTGTGGGGACAACATCTATGTAGGCAACAGGGTACTGGTGGTATATTCTTATCTGTTTTTGAAGGCGAAACTGACTGCATGGCAGCTAGTCAAATTTTTGATCACAAGTTTCCTTGTGTCTCTATCCCATCAGGCGTACAATCAGCAGCTAAATTTATTTCTTTAAATTATCCATTTTTAGATAAATATTATCGAGTCGTAATTTGTTTTGACAATGATAAAGCAGGTGATCTTGGTGCGGAAAAATCTATGGCTGCATTACCTAAAGGCAAAGCTGCAATAGCAAGACTACCAGAAGGTATTAATGATGTTAATGATTTGTTACTAGCCAATAGAAGTAATGAATTAAGAGACATTCTCTGGAAGGCACAAAGCTGTAGATCAGATCATATTATTAATGGTGCTGATGCGTGGGATATTTTTACAAAGAAAACAAGTGAACCTATTTGTGATTATCCATATCCAACCTTACAAAATCACTTGCAAGGTATATATCCAAAACAAATGATCACACTTGCTGCTGGTAGTGGTACAGGTAAATCAACTTTATGCAGAGAGTTATCATATCACTTCTTAAGAAATGGTCTAAAGGTTGGTTACTTAGCACTAGAAGAATCAGTACAAAGAACGCTTATGGGTTTAGTTGGTATAGACATGAATATACCTTTGCATCTTGCTGCTCAAGAAACAATAGACCAAGAAGAATTAAAATCATCCTTTGATAAAATTACTAGTAGTAGGAACTTATTTCTATATAATCATTTTGGAAGCATTGAACCAGATATATTAATTAATCAAATAAGAGAACTAGCTACTGTTGATAAGGTTGACGTTGTTGTACTTGATCACCTGACAATAGTTGTAAGTGGTGTATTAGATAAAATAGGTGACGAAAGAAAAGCATTAGATCTTATAACTACAAAGCTAAGAAGTCTTGCAGAAGAAACAAACATAGCGTTGATAGTAGTAACTCATTTATCTAGACCACAAGGCAAAGGACATGAGGAAGGTGCTGATGTTTCGCTCAGAGATATTCGTGGCTCACATGGTCTTGTTCAAACCTCTGATGTTTGTCTTAGCTTAACTAGAAATCAAGTCGGTGACGTTGCTGAAAGATCAAGACTGCAATTAAAAATACTAAAATCTAGACATACTGGTATGACAGGAGAAGTAGATAAATTATTGTATGACCAGAAAACTGGTCGATTATTAGTTTATTCGGATGACTTTTTATGACTCTACTTATTGATGCTGATTATCTAATTTATTCATCTTGTGCTGCTTGTGAGTATGACAGGAGATGGACTTGTGGCAACCATACTTTAGATAGCCATGAAGATGACATTATGGTAGCTATTCAACACAAGCTTGCATACTATAAGAAAGTTGCAGAAGATGACCATGAAGTTGTTATGTGTTTTAGTTCATATCCTAATTTTAGACATGAAATATATCCTGACTATAAAATAAATAGAATAGGTAAAAGACCACCTATGGGTCTAAAAAATGTAATAGCTTTAGTTAAAGAAAAATATACATATGAATTATTAGAAAATCTAGAAGGTGATGATGTTCTAGGGATTATGAGTAATAACAAAAAATATGATGATCCAATAATAGTCTCACCTGATAAAGATATGAGAACAGTACCTTGTAAACTAATAGCAAAGGACGATATTGAATTAATTACAAAACGAAAAGCAAACAGATCATTTATGTGTCAGGTTTTAAGTGGAGATCCGTCTGACAATTATAAGGGTTTAGAGAAAGTAGGTATTGTAACAGCAGAAAAGATATTAGGTGATGCGATAGAACTAGAGGATATGTGGGAGAAAGTGACAGAAGCATACAAAAAGAAAGGTCACACTATTAATGATGCTATTCTTACAGCGAGACTTGCACGAATATTACGACATGAAGATGAATACAATGGTTTAACAGGAGAAGTTAAACTTTGGAATCCTAAGTTTTAAGAACTAATAGTGTGATATTTCGCTGTTGCACGTTATATTATAATTAAGTCTTTTATTATTGTATGCCAGTTGAAGTGTTACCTATTATTTCTGATGAGATGATAGACGCTTTATCTGTTGCTTTTCCTAATCGTTGCCCTGATTTATCTGATACAGATAGAGAGGTGTGGTACAAATCAGGACAGAGATCAGTTGTAGATTTTTTAATCGAACAACAAAAAAGACAAAAAGAAAATCTTTTAACAAATTCTGTAATTCCACAAGGAGTTTAATCTATGTGTTTCTTTGCTCCAAAACCACCCGAACCCCCAGAAATACCAGAACAAAGGCCATCCGCACCTTTGCCAGAAGAAACTGCTGATGCACCTGTAACTGGTAGTAAAAGACAGGCTGTTAAGCTAAAGAAAAAAGTATCAGGTGGTGTTAATCAAGCAAGAAAAACATTAGGTACAAAACTTCTAAGAATACCTTTACTAAGTAAGACTACTAGTGGCGGTAATTTAAACTATAACCCATAAAAAAATGCAAGGCACAGCAGAAGCAAGATACAACCGTATGGCAACAGAAAGGTCTGCCTATGAACAAGACGGTGAGAAAGCTGCTGATCTTACAATCCCTTCTTTATACAGAAGGACTAAATCTAAAAGTCAAAAGATTAGGCAACCTTTTCAAAGTGTAGGTGCAAAAGCAGTTAATACATTAGCTGCAAAACTTTTATCTGTATTGCTACCGCCAGAAGCTAGTATGTTTCAACTTACTATTGATACATTAAAACTAGCAGAAACAGGACAACCGCAATTCATGTCAGAAATAGACAAATCTTTGCGTATGTATGAGAGTGCTGTTAATAATGAGATTGATATAAGTAATGATAGAGTTGCATTATTTGAAGCATTAAAACATCTTATTGTTGTTGGTAATGTTCTTTTATATGTAGGTGAAAATGGTATAAAGGTATATCATCTTGATAGATATGTATGTCAACGAGATGATGTAGGTAATATTATTGAAATTATCACAAAAGAAACAGTACACATAAATGCGTTTGATAAAGAATTTATAGATAAATTAAAAGAAAAAGCTGCATATGATGAGGAGCAAATGATAGATGAAGAGATAGATGTATATACAAGAGTTACTAGAAATGGTGATACACATAACTGGTATCAGGAGTGTAAAGGTGAAAAGATACCTGATACTGATGGTGTTTCTAAAGTAGACAATTCTCCTTTTATAGTATTACGTTGGACTAGAAGAGATGGTATGGATTATGGAGAATCATATGTCCATGAATATAGAGGTGATTTAATTAGTCTTGAATCATTAATGCAAGCAATAATAGAAGGTGCAGCAGCTAGTGCAAAAGTACTATTTTTGGTAAATCCAAACGGTGTAACTAGAAGTCAAACATTAGCATCAGCACCTAATGGAGCAGTAAGAGAAGGACTAGCAAGTGACGTAAGTACTCTACAAGTAAATAAAGCTGGTGACTTTGCTATTGCGTATCAAGCTATGGAAAGAATAGAGTCAAGACTAGAACACGCTTTTCTTATGGCTAAGAGTGTACAAAGACAGGCAGAGAGAGTTACAAGTACAGAAATACAAATTATGGCTGGTGAATTAGAACAAGCGTTGGGTGGCATATACAGTATTTTAAGTAATGAGTTTCAATTACCATATATCAAACGTAGAATACATATGTTAGTAAGAAATAAAAAACTTAAAAAATTACCAGATGAATTAGTAAAACCAAAAATAGTTACAGGAGTAAATGGTCTTGGTAGAAATTCAGATAAAGCAAAACAAATTGAATTTATATCAACAATTGCACAGGCTCTAGGTGCTGATGTTATGCGTCAATACATTAATCTAGATGAGGCTATCAGGCGGTTTGCAACAAGTGTTGGCATAGATACTATAAATTTAGTAAAATCGAAGGAAGAGATACAACAAGAAATGCAGCAAATGCAGCAGCAACAACTAGTTCAATCTCTTGGTAGTGCAGCTTTAGGTTCTAAATTAGTTGATCCTAAGAATGTTGCTGAAGCTAAAAAAATTGCGGAGGAAACCCAAAATGCCACAGCAGAAGAAGTCTAAAAGAGAACGTGATTCAAATGGTCGCTACACTAAAGAAGAGGTAGCGGTTGTTAGTCAATTGGGTGTTAATGATGTACCCGAACCAACTGAACCAGTTGTCAAAAAAACATTTAACGGTAATACTATTACAAAAAGCTAAACATTATGAAAGCTGAATTAAACGTACAAGAAACAACACCTTTGTCACAAGAAGATGTGTCAAAACTTTCATCAGAAAATATTGGTGAAAATGGTAAAATTCTTGGAAAATTTAATAATCAAGAAGAACTTATCAAAAGCTATAAAGAATTAGAAAAACTAAATACTGAAAAAAATCAAAAGCCATTAACACAAGAAACAGAAGAAACAGAAAGCACAATTGATCAAGATGGCTCTTGGGATCAATTTTATAATGAAGATGGTGGTGTTGATTATGCTAAAACAAAAGAAGCATATGGGGAAAAATTAGGAGAATTGTTTGAAGAAAATGGGGTTGATCCTTTTAGAATTAGTAAGCATTTCCATGAAAACAACGGAACTATTACTAATGAAATGTATGACGAGTTAATGAGTACAGGACTAACAAAAGCAGTAATTGATACTTACTTACAAGGTAGAGCGAATGAACAAGGTTATACTCAACAGGTTGATCCTTATAATGATATTGTTGCTATAGCTGGTGGTGAAAAAGAATATAGAGAAATGCTTGAATATGTTGGTACATTACCTTCAGATCAAATAGATGCTTTTAATAATATTGTTGATGCCAAAGATCCTAACGTTCCACAAATCGCTGTTACAGTACAAAATATGTACAATCAATACAAAGAAGCTATGGGTATAGAACCAAAACTTATGTCAGGAAAATCACCTGCTGGTCGTACTACTAATACATTTAGATCTAATGCAGAAGTAGTAGCTGCTATGAGAGATCCACGTTACAAAAAAGATATAGCTTATCAACATGAAGTGCAGAGAAAATTAGCTCAAAGTGATGTTTTTGGTATATCTGAATAATGCCTAAAAAAAAATCTGTTTCACTTAGAAAAGAACATAAAAGTAAAACAGGTGGCCTTACTAAAAAAGGGCGTGAAAAAGTTAATAGAGAAACAGGTAGCAATTTAAAAGCACCTGTAACTGGAAAAGTAAAACGTGGTAGTAAAGCAGCTAAAAGACGTAAATCTTTTTGTGCAAGAATGAAAGGTGTTAAAGGTGCTACCAGTAAAGGCGGTAAGCTAACAAGAAAAGGATTAGCTCTTAAAAAATGGAAATGTAATTAACCATCAAAATTTATTGCTGTTTTTGCTGCTTTTAATTCTTTAGCTTCAGTAATCTTAGTTAAAGTAACTGTACTATTTACCATCTTTTTAGGATCAAAATCTGTAGGATCAGCTATTAAATATTCATCAGTAGGAATTAAATAAGTCATATCACCACCTGTATTAACAAGACCTTTACCCCAAGATTCTGTTTTACCTGTATAGGTAATCTTATAAATATCTGTCATTACTTTATGGTAATTTTCAGTAATTTTTCCTTTTGCCATAATTAATAACCTCCAAATGATAAATGTGGTTTATGGAAACCAGCAACTTGTCCCCTTAAACTACCTGATTGTGAGTTTGAATTGTAGCCACCTGTATAGAAGTTACCGCCTTTTGTAATTAGTTGCCAACCTCGTTGATCGTTATTTGATCCTGTCCAACAGAAACCATTAGGTTTTAACTGTTCTGGTTGATGGAACATTGGTACAAATGACGTGACATAAGTTTGTGTATTTTCCATATCATCAGCATTATCATCTTCAAAGTCAAACATTATAGGTATTGTCATGCTACCTGCCATAAACATATTTCCAAATTCATCAAGCATACATACTCTTGTACTAGTTTCATCACTATATTGAGCAGGTATAATATCTACAATTTTACCCATTGGGAACTTCTGGTAATTAGCTCCACCTACTTGTGTTATTGAACTCCAAGTCATATCTGTTCCTTCATTTGGTCTGTTGTTATTACCACTACTAGATTCGTAATCTCCAAAATCTCTAAACTTAATTTCAGCACCAAACCAATTCCCTTCAGAAGAAGCATTTGCACTTGATGTTGTTGATGTATTCGTACCTTGTTGACCAGTACTATTAAATCCAGTTGCATATATTTTTTGAGGTAAGCCAGTAGTTCCACCATCAGTTATTAACCATATTGTTGAGTTTTCAGTATTACTACACGCTACGTAAACTACCTTTTGACCATCAGAGTTCCATAAAGTACTTGAGTTTGTGAGCAATGTTGGTGTAGTGACGTTATTACTTTCACTTGTTTGATATACACCAGAGTTAACTCCATATCCTTCTTGATAACCTGCATAATATATTTTGCCTTCATCTGTTAAAAACCATGTTGAACCATTATCTTCATCACCTTGATTACATACAACATGAACTATTTTTTTGTTTTGTATAGGTGAACCTGCTACTGCTGTTATTTCAACAGGTGTTAGTTGTTGTGTTGTATTTCCTATACCTAAACTACCATGTGCATTTCTTCCAGTACCCCATAACTTACCTGATTCAGTAATAAAGAAAGCTGAATTATGTTGATAACCTGTGCCAGTTATATAAATAATTTTTTCATTATTAAATGTACTTGCTGCATATCTTTTAGCATAATTATTAGCAGTTGTAGAACCATCACCTAATTGACCATAAGCATTGTAACCAAATCTATATACGTTTCCTTCTGTATCTAAGAACATTTGGAAACCATTAAAGTCATAAGTTGTTGAGTCACCAGTATGTCCAACAGAAGCAAATACTTGTGTAATTTTAGGTATATTTGCACCTGTTAATTCTGTATTTGATTCATCATAAAAAGTCATTGGTACAACAGCATATTGCTTACCATTTGTAGTACCATCACCTTTTCCTCCATCATTACCATAACCAGAGAACATACAAATTCCGTTTTCTAGTAAGTGATACCCTTTAGCTAAATTTTTATGTATCTGTATAACTTTTGGTTTAGTTACGTTAGTGCTGCCATCAGCGTTTCTATAACCTAAATCATTACCATTAAAATCAGTTAAAAATTTAGCATAAGTTGGATCGCCAGCTAAACATTTCTTCCACCATAAGGGCAAACGATACTGTGACATCAATGCGTTTGCTCCTGTATTATTGGGATTTATACCATATCCAGCACCACCACCGTATGTATAACCATTAGTACTATTATGATAAGCGTTACCCCATTGGAAATAATTACCTCCTTCTGTAATAACTCCACCTTGTCTATAGCCTTGCATAACATGACCATATTTATATCCCCTACCACTATTTTTTAGATATGCAGGTACTGGAAGAATAGACTCTGTATATACATTGCGATCTTGATTAGGGAAATTATGTTTTGGAGGTACTATATTTGCACTTAATGGTGCTACTACATTGTCATACCCTTCAGTTGAACCGCCTTTCCAGACAGCACCAAATGACATATTTTTAACAGTAATAGTAATTATGTCTGCTTGGTTTGCTTCATCACGAATAACAACTGTATCTGGTGTAGCTGCTGTAGGACTAAACTTTATACTTCCTCCATTAGTAATAGATGCAGGTGATAAGCCAGCAGTTAATCTACCTCCACTACCAGCACCAGAGTAACCACCAGCAGCAGGGTCTTTAATAGAATACGTTAAACCATTTGCAGGGAATGAGAAATTATAACTTCTACCTCTAACTAATTTAATATTAGTATTAGCTCCTGTGAAATTCTGTCTTACTATTGTTGGAGATGTTCCTGTAATGACACCATGTCCCATAGCAGAGTGAACAGAGCATTTATATTTAGTTATTGATGAAGCATATTTAGGTGCTACAAAAGTAACTGTTGCTCCTGATGAACCTGCTGTACCACTTGAACTATACCCATCTGTAACTTCGTAATCAGTACCACCAATAGTAATATAAAATTTTAATACATGACCTGTATTAGTACTATCAGATACGTCAAATGTATAAGTACTACCAGCTTTTATTGCAATAGCTAATCTATCTGTACCATTTAAATGGAACTGATTTTGACCACTTACTTCTGCTACTGTAACTGTATAATTAGTTGTTGTGGCAGCAGGTGAATCATCAGCATATAACTGTGCAACTCTTACATTATTAAAATTAGTTGGAACATAATGTGTATTACTATCAGTTGCTACATCTTCGTCTGGATCTGCTTCTACTGTTAAATTTGATCCAACTACACCGATAGGTAATCTTTTAGTTGTAACATCATCCTTATCTTTTATTATTAAATCTCCTGATGTTGTCAAAACACTTGCTGCTGGTGCAGGTGTCATTATCTGCCACTTACTGCTAGTGTCAGGTGCAGGTGTATTGGCTACAAGTGATTGATTATATCCACCTAAAAATATTAATACATATACTGCATTATTATAATTAACTACATCACCTTTTTGATAGCTAGTTGTTGAACTGAAAGTGCCTTTAAAGTTAAGGCCAACTGTCATAAATTCAAATAAATTACTTGCTTTTGGATCAGTTTGATTATTACTTGGTACATTGCTTACAGCAACAAATGTTGAACCTCCAAACTCTACAACGTCATCTACTTCGTATGCGGTAGAAACTGCGAAAGTTCCCCTCCAATTAAACTTGAGTTTGCCTAAATCAATTTGTGCCATAGTTAAATGTCGAGAACTAAATGTCCACCTAATCCATAAGCTATATTAACATCAGTATTAGGTGCTAATGTAAATTTAGGAGCATTAGGGGAAGTTGTACTAAGGATGTCCTCGCCTAAGAAATAAGCGTGACTTACTCCATTCTGTATAAAATCCTCTGCTCTGTAAATAGTGGTGTTTGGATCGTTAGCATTATTATAAACCATTCGTAACATTCCGCTACTTAGTCTTTGGAAACCTACAAAGATTGAAGTCCTTGAAAGATTCTGTGCTGTGTTTGCTGAATTGGTTGCGGTGACAGCACTTGCGGCAGCTTGAGTAGCACTTGCGGCAGCTTGGGTAGCTGACGAAGCAGCAGCAGTAGCACTAGCACCAGCTTGTCCTATAGCTGTATTTGCGTTAGCTATACCTGCATCTAACTGGCCTTTATTAACAGCGTCAGTTGTAGCAGTACCATCAGCAAGATTTGTAATCTTATTTGAATTTGTATTCAATGCACCTGCCATAGGTACACTTCCATCAGTTTTTACAAAACCAGCAATGTTTGTATCTACATAATTTTTTGTTGCTGTATCTTGAGCATCAACTGGATTACCTACATTTTTTATAATTTTATTATTTGCAGTTAAGTTTGTACCCGAAGGAACAATACCTGACGCTGTATCGTCTGCTGCTTCTTGTAAAGCAAAAATAAGTTGATCTGTATTTGCGTCTAAGTCAGCTTCTGTTAGAACACTTCCATCTGAAAAGTCTACTTGTTTTGCACTAATATCTGTATTTCTTTGAAATCTAATAGCAGCATTTTGAGTAGGTGCAAGAACAAATTGTATTTGTGTTCCACTAGAAAATGTGTAGTCTGTGTTTAAAGTTTTAGCTACACCGTCTACGGTGACATCTATCTCCGCTTCTGATAGATATTCAAAAGGAATTGAATAAGGACCAACAGTACCATTAGAGACATGATTTACAAATGAAGGTGTACTATTTGTAGCCATAGCTAGTAATTGTCAAAGGTTCCTAAATTCATTCTATCTAATTCTTTAGTGAAAGCTTCAAAGTGATTTTGTTTAATTTTTGTTTTGGCATTTCTTCTTAAATTAAATTCTTCTTCACCCATATATTCTAAAGTAAATTGTTGTATTCCATTAGTAATGTATTTATTGTTAATCGTATATAGCTCTTGATATATTAACTCTGCTGCTAGTTTACCTTCTGGTGAACTTAAACCATATGTTTCTATTTGTTTTTTGTTAAATGCGTAATGTTGAGGAAGATATGCACCAGATAAATAAGCGTTTATAGCTTGATTAATATTTAAATCTCGACCGCCCATTTTTAAAGTTTTAGTATTTACATAAACTTTTAAGACATTATATTCAAAACTATTTAATTTTTTAGGTACAAATTCATCACTGCCAACATTTTTAAATTTTGAACCTCTGATTATTTGTGGAGGTTCTGGTAATGTTCTTCCTATTAATTCATAAGCTTTATAGATTGGATGATTCTTACTTGTACTTTGTTTTGCTAGTGAAAACAAATCAGGAACAAGACCTTTATTTGGTAAAAGAATTACGTCATTTGTTATATGTTCTACTTGGTTAGGAACTCTACCACCTAAATCAATAGGTATAGCTGTTTCATTCATTTTCTGTAGACTAGATTCTAACCACTTCATCATTATGCTGGTCTTGTTATAGTTAGGATCACTAATTTCTACATCTGTTCTTGCAGCATCACCAGCTCTAACTTTAGTATCTCCTTTCATAAACCATTGAAGTTTACTGTAATCACCTTTTGATTCTTTTAGTTGTATAGCTTCTTGTTCACTAAATCCAACTATCTCTAATATGTCTTTAGGTAATGTCCAAAGCTTCTTTAGAAAACTAGAATAAGGCACTGATCTACCTGCAATCTGTCTACCTACAAATTCTGTTATAGCTTTCTGTTTGTAATTTATATCATCTTCTGGATCTATTTCAGCACCTACATCTGTTAGACCTGTTAATAATTTTGTAGCTTCATCTACTTGTGAAGTAAAACTCCTATTAAAAGTATTTCTGCTAAACGCACAAATCCAACCACAAGTAAATTCTTGATATTCTTTTTCTTTTACGAAAGGAGAACCTTTAGCAAAATCAACAAATAACCTAACTAATCCTACTATAGGTTCTGGTAAATCTTCGTAAGAGTGCCAAATTCTTACAGGTTCACCGTTCTTATATACTATTTCGCCGTCTTCATCACGCTTCAAAACACCTCTAGCATAAGGTAGCCAACCGTCTTTATACAATGCTATCCATTTCGCAGCACCTTCTTTCGTATAGAAATTAGGACCACCACCTGATAAAACTACTTCTTGTGGAGTGTCATCAAGTCCTGTGTTTGGCAGAAGATGATCTTTCATTGCTAAAGCAAATAGAATAGTACCAAATGCCATTGAGATTCTTATTTGACCTAAAGCATTATTACGAACAAGTGGATCAGGATTCAACAAATCATTTTTCATTTCATTTAAAAATATACGATTCACAAGATTTAAATTAGCTGTTGAACCATCATCATATGTTTTAATCCAAGGTTGATTAACTAAAGGTATATATCTATTTACTTCTTTGATAATATTTGTAGGTGCTTTAGTAAATGTAAACAAGAATCTCATATATGGATTTGAAGCAGCATACTTATTAATTTGACTAGCAGCAGCACCAAATAAATCTTCTGTTCTTATGTCTTGTGTAAACGTAACAGACTTAGCAAAATCTCTTGATCTTGATAAGATTCTTTCTGTTATTGTATCTGGTAAATCACCTTTTGAATTATTCAATATATAGGTAATGATTGCGTCAACATGACCTTTAATAAAATTATTTAGATCATCACCCCTTTTACCTAGACCGTAACCTTCCATAAAAGCTTCGTAAGTAGAAGCTGCTATTAAATTTGGTGCTTGAATCAATGCGTCATTTGCCATCATCAATCTACTTGGTAGTCTTATAAATTTTCCAAACTTGTCATAGGCCACTAGAGGAAAGAAACTACTGTCTGATGAAATCATATATCTTTGACTTACTTCACCTTTTACGTTGCCAAGGTTTATAAAGTTATCTTCCATATCCCATGATCTTTTCCATGCTTTTCTTGCAAAATTAAAGTTGCT